ATGAAGTATAATAAAAGTTACTCTTTTATTTATCATACGGGGTTTCCATCGGTGAAAGCTCGATCATGTACTGACAACCTCAATGGTTAATAAGCCATAACTTCGAATGGTGCCCTGCAGCCTGGGTCTGATTTTATTAGACCGGGAACTGAAGTGTTTAAGGTGGATAAATATCCGTTATTAAATAATGTTAATTAATTAATTAATAAGCTACACAAACAAATCTAATTAAAATACTGCGACATCAAGTCGCTGCATTTATTAAAAATGTTGGTAGCGCCTTTAACTGGGCTCGAGTTGTAAAAAGCTCGACAGCAATGATGTCGCCCCTATTAAATATAGGGAGCATGATTGCCGGTACTAGATCGAAATCGATGGTTTTGGGATCATTGCATTTATGCCGTTTTGCTTCAAAGAAGGTTCGTAGAGAAGGATATAAGAGTTTATCTCTTTATCTCAAAGCAAGTACTCAGTACTTGTTTGCTGTACAAAGTGGAAAACCACAAAGTAATTCAGCTCTTTATGGACCTCATGTAGCATTAACGGGGGGAGGTGTACCGCGCTTCATTCCAGTTTTCTGGAGAAGAAAGATGTCATATCCTTGTTGAGAATTCACTTTAGTATTGTCCTTTTGTGGACTCTATCGGGTACTTGATGTACCGGGTAGGATAAACATAAAGACAATAGTACAACCAGGTATAGTAATTAAGGACTCAATCCATGAGTCAGCAAAACTATTTGGAAGTACACTTCCTAAGTGGGAAAAGCGTTTATTGTGAAGTCCTTCACCAATGGTTTCATCAGGTCCAGGGTCATCTGAGTTGAGAAAACAACTTAACCTCAAAAAGGTTAGTGTTAACTCACAAAGTGCTCTTGGTACCTATGCAGCTTCTATCTTAAGAATTCCGTCTCTTACAGCAGCAATGCTGAATTTGGCAGTTCACTTAAGATTAAAGAGTCAAATTAACAATATTTTTGATATTGGTAAGATGATATTGGCAGAATTTCCTCACATAAACAGTCTTCCCCTTGGAAAGCTGGCTACTAAGGACGAACCTAACAAAGTTAGGGTATTCGCCATAGTAGATCCAGTCACCCAGTGGTTGTGTCAACCGTTACATCGTCACTTATTCTCTGTTTTAAAAACGAGATTTAAGGGAGTAGATGCTACTTTTGATCAAGTTGCAGGTGTAGAACGAGCTCGTCTAGCGATTAGTCAGACTAATAATAAAGTTTTTAGTTTTGACTTATCTGCTGCGACGGATCGACTACCGTTATCTATTCAAATCGCAATCCTTAATGGATTGAAAGATGGTCTAGGTACTGCATGAGGTGAGGTACTAGTTGGAAGAGATTATTCCCTTCCTTCGAAGTATCAACACTTATTTTGATCAAAGGAGAATCCTAACTACCCTAAAAGTGTTAGATATGCTGTTGGACAACCAATGGGGGCCTTGTCTTCATGAGCTATGTTAGCAGTAACGCACCACTTTGCTGTGGAGTATTCTGTTAAACAAGTCATAAAGCAAGGTTTACTAAAGCTCAACAAGCCCTTCGACCAGTATATGGTCTTAGGTGATGACATTATAATATGAAACGAGATAGTAGCTAACTACTACTACAAATTCATGACTCAAGAGTTAGGAGTAAAAATTAATTTATCCAAATCTCTTATTTCTAATAAAGGAGTCTTTGAATTTGCTAAGCGTCTCGTTCATCCGGTACAAGGTATTATTTCAGCAGTTCCACTTAAAGAATTTTCTCTAGTTTCGCAAAATATTGCGGTTCTAGCAACTTTATTTTCTAATTTTAGATATAAAGTGAAAATTTCTAGTGTGTTTAGAATCTTTGGTTTTAATTATAA